GTTAAATTTTTGCACGTCCGAAATTCTGACCCCCTTCTTGAAAATTTTCAAAATAAATTTAAAAAATTTGATAAATATATTTTAAAAACGTATATTAACACCATGGAAAAAACGATCACAATCAAACTATCCGATAAGGAGCATAAAAAATTCGTCGAAATATGCAATAAAACCGGAAAAAGGCGTTCTTTTTTTGTAAAAGAGGCGATTATGGATAGGATAAATGAATATTCAGAGGATACAAAATGAATTCAAATCAGCAAGAAGTAATGCCAGAAATTAAAATGGTCGCGTTGGATTCCATTCATAAAAATCCTGATAATCCTCGTATCATTAAGGATGATAAATTTAAAAAGCTGGTTGCATCTGTAATTAAGTTCCCGGAAATGTTGAGCATTAGGCCGGTAGTTGTTGACTCTAAAATGATGATTCTTGGTGGAAACATGAGGTACGAAGCTTGTAAATCGGCAGGATTAAATAACGTTCCAATTATAATGGCGGACACGCTTTCGGAAGAACAGAAAATAGAGTTCATTGCTAAAGATAACATATCCGGGGGTGAGTGGAATTGGGAACAAATTGCAAACGATTGGGATTTAGAAAAATTGGATTCTTGGGGGTTGGATATACCAGAACTATTTGGAAGCGATACTGAAAAAATAAAAGAAAAAGAAATGGAACTTGTACCGTATAAAAAAGTACATGTTCTTATTTCTTTAGATGTTGATAGTGCTGTAGAATGTAATGACCTGCTTGATCAGCTGAGAAAAGTAAATGGGGTTGAAGTTGAAACAAAAGCAAACTGATAATTCTTACCTTGAAGACAAGATCGCATTAAGGTTGAATTGTATACCAAAATTGAAAACTTTGAGAGTGCTTGATTGTTATCATGGTTCTGGATCTATATGGAAAAATATTCAGAAAAAATACGGCGGGAATATAAAAATACTTAAAATAGATAAAGAGCAGAAAGACGATGGGTTCGTATTAATCGGTGAAAACGAAAAGTATATAAAATCGCTGAACCTAAACAACTTTGACGTGGTTGATCTCGATGCTTACGGGGTACCATATGAACAACTTAAAGAAGTTTTTAAGCAAGGGTTCAAGGGATGGGTTTTTGTAACGTTCATTCAAACTGTAATGGGGTGCCTCCCTCATGAATTTTTAATTGACATAGGATACACAAAAGAAATGATCGAAAAATGTCCGACATTGTTTTATGGTAATGGTTTTAAAAAGATGTGTAATTTTTTAGAAAAAAACGGTGTGACCAAAATAAAATATCGATCACACCAGCGTAAAAACTATATAGCTTTTACTTTAGGGTAAGAAAATCCATGTCACATTCCTGTTCTGAAAGTAGTATGGATGGGGCAGCTTTACGCAAGTCTTCTTTTATGTATATCTCTTTACCTGCAGAACGGGTAATAGATAAGGCTGAAGAAAGAAATTTTTTCCAATCTATTTTTGATTCAATTTCTTTATTATGGTTGAGTTTTCCTATTTTATACTGGTCGGTAAATGGTAGTGATTTTTCAATACATTCAAGGGATTGTTCCAGATCAATTACCGGCTCAATACTTGCAAAGGTTTTTATTCCTGCATCATGTATTATTCGCATAGTTTCAAATCTATCTGAAACATTAGATGCATTCGGTTCGTATTGGATACGGGTAGTGTCATTTGTAAAAGTAAGAGTGGATCCAAACTTTATGCAATCCTTTGGGTATAATTTAAATAAATCTAAATCTCTAAGAGCCCTATTTCCACCTTTGCTAAGAATGGCAATTTTGGTTTTGTACTTTTTAAATATTTCAATAACACTTCTGGTAGTAGCTGTTTTTTCATCGTGTAAAGAATAAGGGTCACATAGAAAACAAAGAAGTATCTGTTTTTGTGGGTTTGATATAGATACTTCTCTTTCAAGTAGATGTAAAACATTTTTGCGCAATAGTGGGTTTGAGTTTGCGTATGGTCTTCTTGTTGCAGATGGAACGTAACAGTAAGAACAACCATGGTCACAACCATTAAATATATTCATGGATAAAGGAGAGTACTCTCGGGCCTTTCCAGAAGGAACATAAATAAGTGACATAAAAATCCTTTTGTAAAATGTTAAATAACAACGACTTGTATATAATATAGCATTAAAACTTAACTTTGTCAACTGAATAATTTTTTATTAAAAATGGATGTTAAAAATAGAACTTTTTGTATTAATTATATGCCGATTAGGTATAAGGTGTTATTAAATAATCGCTGTAAAAGTGCTCTAATTATTATAATTTCGGCACTTTTTACCAAGCATATGTAAACGGTGATTAACTTTGTTAAATATGGCGTTTTTGATTAAATTTGGGCACTTTTAATGTTTTTAAATTATAAAATGAAGAAAAAGAGATAGTATGCCAGCCGGAAGAAAAAGACTACCAACAAAATTCCACGTACTCAACGGAACCGACCGCCCATGCCGACGTAACAATGGTGAGCCGATGCCGGATAGTGAAATTGATATACCAAAACCGCCTATGCATCTTTCGGCATCCGCTAAAAAAGAGTGGAAGCGGATGTCAAAGGTACTACATTCGACGGGGCTATTGACGCAATTAGACTATTCTCAATTTGCAATATACTGTCAAGCATGGGGCCGTTGGGTAGACGCTGAAAAAAAAATAACAGAAAACAGTATGGTGGTGAAAACTGCAAACGGTAATCCGATAAATAACCCGTACATGAATATCGCAAATACAGCAATGAGGGATTGCCATAAATTTTTAAGTGAGTTCGGTATGACACCATCGAGCCGGACAAAAATAAAGATCGATAACCAGACTAAAAAGCAGAATAAATTTACATCTAACGCACAACAGGCAAATTCTTGAAAGATTACGTCTCAATAGCCATAGAGTACGCACAAGGGGCGATAAAAGACAAAGGTCATAAGAAGCATGGCCGATGGATTCGGCTTGCGGCACAGCGTTTTATCGATGATCTTGCCCGATCAAAAAAGAAAGATTGCCTATTCGAATTTATCGATTACCATGCTAATAATGCCTGTGATTTTATTGAGAAGCTCCCGCATGTAGAGGGTAAATGGGGAACTGATACAATTGTATTAGATCCGTCACAATGTTTTTTTGTGGTTCAATTGTTTGGATTTCGCAACAAGGCAAATGGAAAGCGTCGTTTCACATCTGCACTTTACGCAACCGCACGTAAGGCAGGAAAAAGTACCCTTGCCGCTGCGATATTGCTGTACTGTGGAACCTGCGAGAATGAACCAGGGGCACAGATAATAAGTGCAGCAACTACATTTCCACAAGCTGCAATAATTTTTAATATTGCAAAGAGAATGGTAGAAAAAACACAAGATTTGCGGGAGGCTTTCGGGCTCGAAGTGTGGGCTAAAGCAATTACCAGATACGAAACAGGATCAAGTTTTAAACCTATACATGCGAAAGCCAGCACTCAGGACGGGTTGAACCCGTCACATGTTGCACTAGATGAGATCCATGCACATAAAACACCCGACCTGTTGAACGTATTGACATCGGCAGCAGGTGCAAGGGACAATCCATTGTGGTTGTATACCACCACAGAAGGGTACACGTCTCCGGGGCCGTGGGGGGAACTGAGAGACTTCTCTAAAAAGCTGCTTCTTGGTGTTTTTGGTAACGATGCCGACCATTTCCTTGCCCTATTTTGGGCTGTTGATGATGAAGATAAGAATGCAGGCATTAAAGCCGACGATGATTTCGATGAATCAGCATGGGTAAAAGCGAATCCTCTTATTGATTCAAACCCTTATTTACTTCCAGCAATACGTAAAGAGGCTGTTGAAGCAAAACAGATGCCATCGAAGCTGGCAGAATTCAAAATAAAAAGGTTGAACCGGCAAGCTGCAACTTCCGGAGGGTGGATTGATTTGATTCGATGGCGGTTGTGTTCCGGGCCTGTCGACCTGGAATATTTAAAAGATTTTCCGTGCTATGGCGGGCTTGACCTTGCGAGCACCGGAGATTTTACTTCACTTCGGTTACTGTGGTCAATTGACGGCTTGTATTATACGCATGGTTGGCGCTGGTGTCCGGAGAATGCTATTAAGTACCGAACTGGACGCGGGACCGTACCATATGCTACATGGGTAAATGCAGGGCTGTTAAAACAGACAGATGGCAATGTCACTGATTACAGCGTTGTAGAAAAAGACATAAAAGATATTTACGAAAAGTTTGACATTAAAAATATTGCTTATGACCGGTGGAACGCTACCGAACTGGCAAACAATTTGATAAAAGAAAATGTACCACTTATTGAATTTATTCAAGGAACAAAAAGTTATCACCCTGCAATGAAGAAACTTGAAGAAATATATATATCAGAAAAGTTTCGGCATGGAGGTGATCCGGTATTGAACTGGTGTGCATCAAATATCGTTACCCGTATGGATGTAAATTTGAATATGGCACCTGATAAAAAGAAATCTGCCGATAAAATAGATGATATGACTGCGCTACTTATGGCAACCGGTATAATGATCGGTAATGAAGCACCGGTAAAATCGGCTTACGAAGGCATGGAATATGATGACATGGTAAAGAGGATGGCACTGTAATTTTAATGGGAGGAATAATGTCTCGACACAAGGGAAGTAAAAATAGGATTGTTATCGGTGAACACGAAAATGGAATTATCGAGGATAACCATGTAGAAAAAGAAGAGGTTACCGATAATGAAAACGAAACAGTCTCTATTTACGAAGCATCGCAACAATTGCAAGCTCCAGAATCGACGATAAAAGTATGGGTATCCCACGGCCATTTAACATCGATTAACGGGCGCATACCGGTACGGTCAATAGCAGAATGTCGATTTAACACAAGGCGGTTTGTATAATGGAAAAACAAAACGATGAGAACCTGCCAAAAAAAAGCCTGTTCACTGTTTATGAGGTAGCCGAATACTTTTCAGTTACAGAACGGACTATAAAATTATGGATTGAGCACGGGCACCTGAATAGCGAAAAAATAGTTGGATCAACACGTATACCACGGGAATCAATACTAATGTGTCGGTTTAGAACTTCTAAATTTCCCTAAATTTCCCTAAATTTCCAACTATTTTAATGCTTAAACAGTATTTTATATGTTACTGATGTTTGGAATGGTATGTTTGTTATTGAATTGACATCATGATCATGCAATTTAATAACAAAAGCGCCAATGAATCTATTTAAAAATATAAGTAAAATTTTTAAAAACGATCTCGCCTTGAAAGATCCTAAAGCGTGGAACTCAGGTTTTTCTAATGCTTTTGGATC